CCACGATCCTGTGGCTATGTCCATCTTAGTGGCATATGAAATTCACCGATCATATCGTCGTGAGGTGATTGAAGCGCTGGGTTTTTAACACCCCGTCAAGTTCGGCGCAAGGTTCGTTGTGTCTTATATGGGTATCGAGTTTCTGAAAAGAAACTTCCTAAGTTGCCCGTAATTAAAGACAATGCTGATGTACCGGATTCTGGTAGACCAATTGATCTCAATCGCCGACCCGTTGTTCAAGTCGACTTGGGATGTGCCCCAGTTGGTTTTGCCTGTCCTCATCCGGACCCACAAGACACCGAAACTATGCTTGCCGGGGTTAGAAAACGTGCAGCCATGGCTCCACCGAAGTCAGATATGGTTCTTTTAGAAAAATTCTCCGTATTTGTCAGGACATGGTTACAAAAGAATTTAGTTCCCTTAAGTCCATCTGTTGATACCTCTGTTGACAGGTGGCTGGCTCATACTTCCTATCCTCTTTGGCGTAAGGAGGAGTTGAAGAGGAAGTTTGACAACATCACCTCCTTCGATGATCCACGACATTATCGTGTCAAGGGTTTTATGAAGGATGAGTGTTATCCGGAGTATAAACATGCCCGAGGTATTAATTCAAGGACCGACGAGTTTAAGTGTATGGTTGGGCCGTGGTTTAAATTGATAGAAGAGGAAGTATATCAATTGCCACAATTTATTAAGCACGTTCCTGTGCCTGATAGGCCTAAATACATTTTGGACAGATTGGAATATCTCGGGGCTACTTACTTTGAAACGGATTACACCGCATTTGAAGCCCAATTCACGCGGTCGATTATGGCTGCGTGTGAATTTCAACTGTATGATTATATGACAAAGAACGTTCCTGGTGGTCAGGAGTTTATGCGACTTGTCAGAAATGTCATCGGTGGTGTTAATCATTGCGATTATCGCGACTTTTCGTATTCTGTTCACGCTACTCGTATGTCGGGTGAAATGTGCACAAGTTTGGGAAACGGGTTCTCGAACTTGATGTTCATGTTGTTCGTGTGTGAGTTGAATGGAAATACGATGGTCGATGGGGTTGTTGAAGGTGATGATGGTTTGTTTCGGATGATTGGCACTCCTCCTACTGAGGAGATGTTCAGTCGTTTGGGACTCATCATTAAGCCTGTTCCTCACAATCTCATTTCCGAGGCGTCTTTTTGTGGTATTGTTTTCGATCCGGATGATCGGGTCAATATCACGAATCCCTTGGAAGTAATCGCTACGTTCGGATACACTCGATCACAGTATCTGAAATCCTCGCCCTCTACCAAGTTGGCCTTGTTACGTTGTAAGAGTTTGAGTCTTGCACACCAGTACCCAGGATGCCCGATTTTGCAGTCATTAGCACATTATGGTCTCCGCATCACCCGCTCAATAGATGTTAGGAGATTCGCACTTCGGGGGGGAACATCCATGTGGGAGCGTGAGCAGTTGATTATGGCGTTACGTGATGAGAAAAACATTGTGCGGAGGGAGGTTGGGTGGAAGAGTCGTCTGTTGGTCGAGTTGAAGTTTGGCATTCCAGTAGCATTGCAGTACGAGTGGGAAAAATATTTAGATGGTCTTGATTGTCTTGAACAGTTGGACTTTGTGGATATTGACCTGTTCGTGCCCGAGTGCTGGGTTGATTACTTCGAATCATATTCTGTACCCGTGGATGTGGCCGCGCTGGATTATGATTATCCGGTGTTGGGCCTGCCCCGGGTCGTTCCTAGAATGTGGTAGTGTTTGGATGTTGGGTCGTTTGATATAGTGGACGGTCGACGACACACCTCCCAGTTGGTAGGGAAAAACTGCGGGGCCTCTATTTATCGGTTGGGCGTTAGAG